GCATAATCTCGACGGCATTACTCGACCCGTGCTTTGGTGGGCAGTTGATGAAAAACCTCATATTGAATCCAGATTTCAGTAAGTCAATGGATGAGATTGCGACTGAAAATGGTGTGAAGATCGAAGGTTCGCCTGTTAATCTTCTAGACCATATTCCAAGCCTCAAGTAGGCTTGGACTCGCTAAACATCCTAAAGTTCGGAGAAGTCATGGATACGACAGAGTACTATAAGTGGTTTGAAACCGGAGTGATCGTTGCTATGGTCGTTTCGGGGTTCACATATGCCTTGAGCAAGGCGTTCAAGTTCATGAAGGTAAAGAAAACCAAGAAGGACGAAGAACGGTTCAACTATGTGAACATGCGGGTATGGAACATGATAACCAGTGTTCGGGAAAGAACGAAGGCTTCCCGAGTATCCTTGGTTCAGTTCCACAACGGGGGAAAGTTTGCGGATGGCTCTTCCATGAGGAGAATGAGCATCTCAAGTCAGACCTGCGACCCAAAGATATCCTCCACCATGCAGTTCCGACAAGATGTTCTTGTCAGCAGGTTTGTCGAGATAGTCGAAATGCTACAGGAGAACGATCCCCGCATCAGGATGGTTTCTCAGCAGCGCGACTCGAACACTAAGAAGTTCTACGAACTTCACGACACCGTCGCATTCTCAATTTTACCCATCTATTGCAGCGATAGCATGATCGCACTGGGCTACATATCTGTTGAATGGTGTGATCTTGGAACTTTGGATAAAATGGATGATCAGGAACTGCTTCCCTTCATTGAAAACACCAGGAGTCAGATCGCATTCCTCATTAGTTCCGCAAAAGACTATCGATGACCGATTTTGTAAGAAAGAACATCTTCAAGGATCTGGACCTCGACTTCAGCCCCCACCCCGTCACCGCAGACTTGCGTAGAAAGACGGACACGGAGGCTGTCAAGAGAGCGGTACGCAACCTTGTATTGATGTCGCGGTACGACAAGCCATTCAAGCCCGAGATCGATTCCCGTATTCAGAAACTTCTGTTTGAGCCAGCGACCCCGCTTGTTGCTATGGCAATACGATCCAACATAATGGACATACTTACCCGTTACGAACCGAGAGCAAGGATAAACGACGTACAGGTCATATTTGATGCCGAGTACAACTCGTTCGATGTGACGGTTTCATTCACCGTCCTCAACTCCCGAGAGGTATCAAAGGTGTTCGTAAGCATAGAAAGGCTAAGGTAATGCCAAATCGCGTACTCACTCCCGTCACGGAACTAGACTTTGACGGAATAAAGCAGAATCTCAAGAACTACCTGTCAACGACTCAGGAGTTCTCCGACTATGACTACGAGGGATCGGGAATCAACATCCTTCTTGATCTGCTTGCATACAACACGCACTATACTGCCATGTATGCCAACATGCTCGCATCCGAGTCTTTCCTTGACTCTGCCGTCCTGAGAAAGTCGATAGTCTCGCTTGCAAAGAACCTTGGCTATGTCCCCAACTCCAAGAATGCAGCAACAGCCACGGTGTCCCTCACCTTCGGTTCCACGGCTGGTGTTCCAAGCACAGTGCCAATCGGAACCGTATTCACCTCGACCAAGGATGGAAACAACTATCTCTTCAGCACGACCGAGTCCTTTGAGATAGATCGCACTGCTGTTCCATACAAGTGCGAGAACATCGCGCTCAGGCAGGGAAGATACAGGACCATCTCCTATGTCTATGATCCCGATAGCAACAGGACGAAGTTTGAGATTCCCTTTGCCAATGTGGACAAGGATCTCACGCTCATCTATGTCATGGGATCTCTGTCCGATCTTGCAAGTGCTGATTTCAACTGGAGAGAGAACACCGATTTCCTCGACATAACCTCAACCAGCAAGGTCTATTTCATAAACGAGAACTATCGCGGAAACTATGAGGTTTCATTCGGTGATGGAATATTCGGACAGAAGCCAGAGAAGGGCAACTACATCGTCATCGTCTTCTTTGAGACGGATGCTTCTCTTGGCAACAACATTGGAATCAGGGATACAGCGACTTCCTCCTCGTTCACCTTCACCGGAATCGGAGGAAACGACTTCGATGCCACCGTGACAACCGTCACGCCAAGTTCTGGTGGTGCCGAGAGGGACAGCGAGGAAAAGATTCGATATGCGGCACCGAAGTACTATCAATCGCAGAACAGGACAGTCACTGCAAGCGACTACGAGAGCATAGTCCTGCGCGAGTACACCGATGCCGAGTCGGTTCGCGTGTGGGGAGGTGACGAGAACGATCCGCCTGAATACGGCAAGGTATTCATCTCCATACTTCCGAAGAACACCCGCGTACTCAGCGATGCACAGAAGGAAAGCCTGATCAAGAACGTCCTCGACAAGAAGAAGATCGTGACGGTGCAGCCCGAGGTAGTGGACGTTGACTACACATATGTCCTTGTGGAATGCTTCGGCACCTACAACTCAAATGCCGCCTTCACATCAGAATCATCGGTGAGGGATTCGATTCGTGCTGCCATCGTGGGTTATTCGAATGTAGCCCTACAGGTATTCAATGCTCCATTCAGATACTCAATCGTCAGCAGACAGGTTGATCTGTCGAGCAACACGATGGTGAGCAACAGGATCTCCACCAAACTCATGAAGAAGATCGTTCCTGTGTTTGGTACATCGAACTATAAACTTTCCTTCGACATAGCACTCTATCATCCCGTCGATGGGGCTGCTTCCATAGTCACCACATCCGTCTTCAAGCACCGCGACGAAGACAACAATGTGAAGGACTGCTTCATTGAGGATGACGGCTATGGAAGGCTTTCGATATTCACCAATGTCGGTGTTGAAAAGATCCTTGTGAAGAGGAACGTCGGCACCATCGACTATCAGACGGGCAAGGTGAATCTGGTCGGATTCGCACCGACGAGTTCTGGCAAACTGCCATACATCAAGTTCATCGTCACGCCAGACCAGAGATTCGACATAGTCCCAAAGAGAAATCAGGTTCTCCTTGTGGATCAAAGCATACCTGAGTCGATAGTGATAAACCTACAGGATGCGGCTGCTAGAAGGATCTGATGCCTAATCAACTACCACTTCTCTTTGGCGGAACGGGAAGCCCACCCGAAGTACAGACACTAAGGTTGTCCGAGGAGTCTCCTCGTTTCCTCAAGAGATTTGGTCCTAGCAATCTCATTGTAGATCAGGTTCCCGACTTCATAAATCGGGATCATGTCGATTTCCGTAGATTCGTTGAGGCATACTACGAGTGGCTTGAGCAGTATCAGAATGCATTCGGAATCATCGATGCATTCATGGAACACACTGACATCGATCAGAGCATCGGGATGTTCACGCAGGACTTCCGAGCAATGTACTTGCAGAACTTCCCCATTCAACTCGCAACCGATGCTAATGGAAATGTGATCAGCGAGGCAAACTTCCTCAAGAATGTCAGGAACTTCTATGGATCAAAGGGAACCGAGAAGGCATACAGGTTCCTGTTCAGGCTGATATTCAATGCCGTGTCCGAGGTGAAGTATCCGGGTGAGGACATATTGAAATGCTCTCATGGCAGATGGATCGAACGGACATCGCTGAAAACCACCAATGATGGCGGAACGGCAAACTATGCGATGGCAGGAAATCAGGTGTACCAACTTGATCCAATCAGCGGGGATGTCTCCGCATCTGCCACCGTCACCGAGGTCACTCAGTATCGCAAGAGATACTACGATGTGAACGAGGTGTTCATAAAGGACATCTTCGGTACATTCATTCCCAACAGGACTCTCTACTGCAACACGGGAACTTCCGATCTTGAGGAAGATGTATACCCCGTCGTGTCACGCATAGATGTGATCAACGGTGGATCCGAGTACAGCGAGACGGACGATGTCACCGTAAGCACCAACGGAGACGGCATCGGGCTTCATGCAAGCATCGAACTTGTCGATGTGAAGGGTGTGATCAAGGCAGTCAAGATCATAGATTCGGGAGTCGGTTACAGTGGGACTTTCACCAGCAGCATTGCAACCAACAGTGGTGATGGCAAGGCAGTCATATCCCCCGTGGTCGGAGCAGTGACGAACTATGCTGGCTTCTATGTCGGAAACAACGGAAAGTTGAGTTCGAACAAGAAGATATACGATGCCTACTACTATCAGGAGTTCTCATATGCCTTGAAGAGCGAGATATCGTTCTCACGCTACAAGGAACTCTATAAGAAACTTGTGCATCCCGCAGGATTCAAGATGTTTGGCGAGATGCTGGTGAAGCGGGACATCGTGGATGCATTGCCGTTCCATTCGGAGTTTCAGAGATACGAGTTGCCTTTCATCGGGCATTATGCTCCGTACAGGCTAGGAACCACAGCCGACCTGTACAACAAGTATCCAAATGGATTCAATCCGCGGGGAACCACATACAGCGCAAACCAAGCATATGGTGCAAGCGGTGGAAAATTGTTCATAGAGCCAGTTGGATTCACCTTCCTGGAAGGAACGACATGGACATCCATAGTGGCAACGGGATCTTCAAACAACATCATAACTGCAAATATATTTGAGTTTGTCCGCATAGGAGAGACTTATGCCGCAGCATATCTCAAGCAAATAGACTTTGACACGCTTGCTGCCGGATTTGGTGGAACGGGATTCTCCGAAGGTTCTAGTATTACGATTACCGATAGCAATGCCGTTGGATTCACTGGCAGCATAAAGATGGTTAGGGATGGATTGGGAATAGTCGTTGAATCGGGTGGTGTAACCCATGATGCACAAGGAAAGCCTCTTGGAGCAAGCGGCAGCGTCGAGGGCTACATAGAAGCACAGGGATTGAGTTATTCGTATTGGGAAATCTACCACCACCCAAACATCAGGGGAATAGTGGGTCTTACGAACATATGGGAAGGTGGAACAGGCATAGGTGCATCGTTTGGGGCAGTCTGCCTCAAGCCTTTCATGAAGATGCCATTTGGCTATCACTTCCACTCAAATGCCATCGGCACTCCATACGAAGGCACTACGGGCAGCAACAGGGAATATGGATTGATTGAAAGCACAACTTTAGTATCTCCGAACTTCTAATATGGCAAACAACGCTCTCAAGACTCTACTGAAGACCGATCTGATAGACATCATCAGAGGAAGTCTATCGTCAAACAACAACTACTATCTCTTTGTCAGTCGAGCAGTTCCTTACGAGGATGTTGCTGGTACGACAGTAGTGGAGAGCGATAGCGTTCCTCCTTCAATCGGTGAATCGTCAAGGAATGCATATGACACCTACAGGAACATGCTGTTCCTCAAGAGACTCCGTCCTGAGAACATGAGGCTTGTCATACCGAGGGTCAACTGGACTTCGGGTTCGGTCTATACTGCCTATTCAGAGACAACTGACATGGCAGGTAAGTCCTACTATGTCTTGACCACCGAGTTCAATGTCTACAAGTGCATGGCTGCAAATGGAACATCGCGAATCATGCCGACAGGCAAGTCCAGCGAGGTTATCTCGCTTTCCGATGGCTACAAGTGGAAGTACATCTATTCCGTACCCGAGGATGACATTGAGTTCCTCACTCTTGAATATATGCCTGTGTTCACGGCATTTGAGGATTTTGCAGAGCAGAAGGAAGTGCAGAATACCTCTCTTGCAGGATCAATCGATTCCGTATCGATCAATGCAAACCTAAGTCCGACATTCGACAAGATATTCAGAAACACAAGGTTCATCAGCAATCTTTATGCCGAGCAGATAAGAACCGATCTTTCGATAAACGTCAACACGGCTGGTTCATCGTACATATCGTTCGTACCCGCTGGAGAGGAAAGCGATCCTGCCAACGACTATTGGAACAACTATGCGGTTTACATCAGCGGTGGTCCTGGAGTCGGTCAGTATCTCAGGATACTCGACTTCACGAAGGCAGGAACTGGCGTAAGTTACTTCTATGCCAATGTGACTCCATCGTTGGAAAGAACTATAGATGGAAGCAGCGAGTTCAAGATAGTTCCCTACATCGTCGTTGATGGCGATGGTCAGGATGCCGTTGTGGTCCCAACCACATCTTCGGTGAAGAAGATAACTGGTCTTAGCGTAATCAATCCTGGCAAGAACTACACATATGCCAAGCCAAGGGTTGTCACCGAGAGCGGAAGCGTGACCATAGGTTCTGCTGTTTCAAACTTGAATGCGTCGATGTCTGCAAATCTTTCCACTCCCGCAGGGCATGGGGCGAATGCGATAAAGGAGTTTGGTGCAGCAGATCTCATGGTGGTGATGGAACTTGAGGGAACCGAAGGCGGAAAGTTCTCCGTGCGAAATGATTTCCGTCAGTTTGGAATCGTCAAGAAGCCATACCTCAACGGGGGCTTGACCCTTGCTGGAGAGGAAGAAGCAGTATCCCTCAAGGCATTGATCCGCAAGCAACCCAACAAGAACGACCTGTATCAGCAAAACACCTTTGTTCCCGGAAACTACATCTACGGATATG